ATGTACCCACCGCTTGTAAAACGCCTGGCGACCATGTAACTAAGTTGTTGTTTCCATCTGCAAATACTTCATCTACTGTGTAATCTAACCATAAGTTAGGAATAGCTGTTCTTGTAACTCCGTTAACGTTAGTACCACCTTGCGTAAATCCGTTAAATGTTTCTAATGTTCCAACGTGTGAACCGCCAACAATAAACGGAGTGATGTAAGGTGAACCAATACGAGCGTATTCGTCTTTAATCTTAGCATAGCCTGTAGGGTCAAACATATAACCACCGTTAGCATTTGCTGTAATAAAAGATACGTTTACGGAAGGCGTTACTGAAGATACACCGTTTGCATAAGCACCAGCATAAGCAATAGCTTTTGGTACTAATTTACCGTTAATTTCTGCCACTACACCTTGTCGCATTGCAAGTAAACGTTTGCGTAAGTATTCTGCAGGTGAAATACAGAAAGATTGGAATGCTTCCAAATCCATTGTAATTTTACGCTGAATAGACTCGTTTACTTGATGTTCTACTGCTTTGAATTTAGACGCTACGTCATCAGGTGTGTATGAAGGCGTTGCACAGGCTCCATCCGCTTCGGTATCTTGATTACACAAAGGAATAGTATCACTTGTATATACCTTTGTAAAAGAACCCGCAGATGGTCTGTCTTTGTTTGGATTTAAAGCCAATTCAAAAGAACCTACGTTTTCAGCAGACGTTACTGCTCCTAAGAAACCCTGTGGCGTTCCTAAGTTTGATGTTGATAGTGCCGTTTCTGTAATATCAATTACGATTTCCGCACATGATGCATTTGTTATGGCATTAAAAGCCGTTGAAATTGTACCCATTTTGTTTACATTTAATTTGTTTAATAAATTTGTTTAATGTTGTTTAAGGTCAACCACCCAATTAAATGACACTCAATGCAGTCACACTCACTATGCTTTTGCGAAACCCTTTCCAAAACTATTGTTTAAAAGTTCCTTATATTTTGATGCTCCACCTGTTTGACTTGTGCCACTTGCACCGCCTACTGGCTTAACATTTACTTGCATCTTAGTAGAAAAATCTCTTAATGCTTCTTTCAAGTGTAAGATACCACCGTCTTTATTTTTTGCTGGCAAACCTTCAGCATCTTTAATCTTTAATGCACGTTTAGAATCAATATCTAATTTGAATCCTGATTGAGATAAATAACCCTGAAATGTTGTGGCAAACATTGAGATATTTTCTTTTTGCACTTGAGTTTCTTTAGCCACCTCACCCATCAACTCCTCAAAAATATCCTTAGATTGAATCTTTTGTTTCCAAGTGTTTTCAATTTCAGAAATCTTGTTAGGTATTTCTTCATTTTTTAAACGCTCATTTTCTTCTAATAATAAAGAATAATCGTTTTTAAGTTTGTCAATATCAGTTGTTGTTGTTGACTTTAAATGTTCCGTACCCTGTGCCAATATTTCAGACAATGGCATCTTTGCCAAATCATCTTCTTTTATCTGTAAGTTAAAGAACTTGCGAACCTCTTTTTTTAGTTGCTTTTCCTTTCCTATCGGTGCATCTTTATACGGTCGTGAAATTTCATCAAGAAAGGTAGTATCTGCCATAAGCACCTCTCTAATACCCGATTTTGCTTTTTCTACATAAGGCGTAAAATCCTCAATATCTTCTTTACTAATTTTATCAAAGTCGCTATCTTCTAAACCTACTGACTTAAAAAATGATTGCAGTTGTTCTACTTTTAAATCACTCATTTAGACCTCCGTTTTTTTGCGACCATCAACTTTAGTCTTTGTTAACAATTCGGCTCTTAATGCTTCCAATTCCTCACGTTCTGCTTTCAATCTTTCTTTTTCTAAAGCTATTGCTTCTGAATCTGCTTTTAATTCACCTTTTGCTCTGTCTAACATTAGGTTTATATCATCCTGTGTTGTTGCAACAGGTGTGTAAGACCATAATTTAGTCTTAACCATTTTTTTTGCCATACCTTCCGAAAACCATTCGGGAGTTACAACATCTTTGCCGACGTTTGGTCTGGCAGGAAATAATTGAACTTTGTTACTCATAGAGATATTTTTATTAAAATTAAATCTAATTGAAATGTATTCTTTATGAATTTTGTATTTTATTTTTTAGCACGTACCCAAATAGCCTCATGCCTACAACCGTAACCACCTCTTAACTGTGCAAAATTATCGTATCTCGTTCCCTCAATCATTCCGCTTCCTTTACTTGCTGTGTGTTCATCGCCTTTTACCGTTGTATATGTTATCTTCTTTTTACTTGGTATTCCATTAGGGCAGTATTCAGCTAATGTCTGTTTAAGTTGCTCACCTGTAATTCTACCTTTTAACGTGTCTCTTAAATGAGCGCAAATAGGGCGTGTATTCTCAATTGTGTTTCCTACATAAATAATATCTTTGAATTCATAAGCAACACGCACTGCGTCATTAATAGCACCCTGATATTGACTAAGCGCATCTCTTGACGTTTGCTGTAAATATCTATTAGTATATTCATCATCTATTAGAACCTTTCCAAGCCTATCAATAGCATCGTCAATAGTAAGATTAAAGTAATTAGCTTCACGTACAACCTCTGCAATTCCTTTTACAAAATAGTCTTTAATACCATTTGCTCCTAAATCATAAACTATCTTATCTCTTAACTTAGTTTTCAAAATATCGCCATTCCATAAGTCTTTAATGTTTTGCGCTTTTATTCTATTTATATCAAACTGCTGTTGACTTATTGAATCCTCTAATTTATTCAGCAACATTAAATACTTAGCTATGTTTTCTTCATATTCTGAACTCTTTACTTCGTCGTATATAATATCTTCTATTTGCGCTAAGTCTTCGTTTGTAATATTAACCTTGCCACCTAATGAGTTATTAGCTAAAAACTTAACTAAACGCTTATACATACGTTTATCTAAATCGTTAATACTATATAGTATAGTATCACCTTTGTCTATAATTTCTGAAGGCTTCATAACAATCCTAATGAAGTTGCTGTCTGTATAACTGTGTTATATTTTGCGTAGTAAGTATCTAAGTAACTAATTATAGTTGCATCCTCTTGTAATCCATTTTCCTTTAAGTAAGTTGTCAATACATCAATTATAGTATTATGAACTATAATATCTTTTTCAGTTAATGAGTTGCCAAATTGTGCTTTAGCCTGTACAACCTCGTTGCTACCATAAATATATAGCTTATCGTATGCTTTAGCTATTTTAATAACCAAATCAGATATATCTTGAGGTAATGTCTTTTGATATATTTGGTCTAAAAATGACGTAATTATAGAAGCTGGTGAATTATTCTTTTTTGCTTCGGTTAATTTTTCTAACAAGTCACTAACCGTACTTTTTCCGATTTCACCAACTAAATATACTTCAGTTGTTTGTTCGTTTTCATCTGCTAAAAAGTATTCTATCATTCTGTAAACAGACGTAGCAACTCGCACGTTATCCGAGAATATCTTATAAATTGTACTTATCTGTTGTTTATAGTCATACTCTTTACTAACAGCCGATTGATTTGTATTGTTTTGTTTAATCAACCCTAAAGATTCTGTCATTCTATCAAAATAAGTATCTGTTATTTCTTTAGATGAAGTTAACGCTGCCTGTGGTGGTTCTGCCCATTGAATAACTTGCGGAAATGCTCTTTCCTCTCCATTTAGTTTTGAATAATCAACGTAAATAGTTCCTAAAGGTGAATCATCTTTTACAAATCCCGAGCCGTTACACTTGCCACAAATATTACCTGTAGCAGAATCAATATGCTTACCATCTCTAAAAATATAGCCTATTTCATCGCATTTTTCTTTTGCTCTTATTTCCTTTAAATAAGTGTAACGTGTTGCCTGTACGCTAAAGTCGGATTCTTGACCGTAGAACTTATCTCCCCACGCAGCAGCACCAAACAGATACGGTAGCCTTAATTTATAATCACCTTCATAAACAACGTTTTCACTAATGTAAACATAAGGCTTTCTATCTGCTAACTTTACAATAGGATATTCGGTATACTTTCCTTTGTCGTCAGGATATTTAAACGAGTATTGACCTTCTTTTACTTTATAATAAATTTTATGTCCTTTGTCAGTTTTACCCGCTACAAATTCAATTTCATTACCATATATTTCTTCAATGTCTTTACTTTTTACTAAAAGTATTTCAATTCCTACAATAGAAACATTATCGCTGTCAATTTCTTCTATCTTTGGAAATACGACAATAACGGCATTAGAATCCGTTTCACGAATACGAACTAAATCGCTTTGTGCAAAGTAGAAAATGTCTTTGTCGTGTATTTTAAAGTCACCATTTAAAATTAAGTCAGGTGCTTTTATCTGTACGTCTGCTGATTGACAATTCTCTATAATACCGTTTATGGCTCTATCAAATGCACTTTTAGTAAGTGGTTGGTAGTTGTTAACCCTGTACTCAATTGCATACGTATTTTGGCTTTCAATTGGTCTTCTGTTAACGTAAATATGCAAAGGACATACACCCTCCATGTGAGTGGACATAGTTTGTACTATCTCCGCCCACCTTTGTTTTAAAGGGTCTTTTATATCATTTACAGGATTTCTCCATTTTGATAGACTGCTTAACCTGTTTGTGTAATTGTGCATTCACTAACCGTTATCGTTTGGATTAAGAACCTGCGTTTGCTTCAGTAAGAATGTCAATTGTATCCTGTGATAACTTTACACGTTTTAATGAACGGCACTCTGTAATTTCACCGTTAATCTTGTATGTCATTTTACCATCCGTTTCTCCGCTAAATATCTGTGAGATTTTAAGCATTGACAAAGGTAAGCCGATTGTGTTACCTGTAGTCCAGTCAGGGTCAATTAATAAGATACCATCACACGTTAAAAAAGATACTTGCAATCCTAAACGCTGTTTTTGAATTTGGTTGTATAAATCCCATTCCGTTTGTGTAGCCGTATCTACAACTGGCGAAATAAACTCAAAAGGTTTTTTACAGATAGAAGATACCGTTTGACATCCCACTCTATATTCACCGCTTTCAGTTTGTTCATCTATTTTTCCATTACCAGCAAAAGGTATTGTAACGTCAGCATTGATAATGTTTGTTTCCCATTCAGTAGGGTCATCAACATCGTCAATATCAAGATTACATTTAGTGAAAATTACACTTGCAATCTCACCACTCGAGAATGAAGCCTGTAAATCACAGTCATTTATTGCGCCAAAATTTGGCAGTCCTGTTACGCAGTTTGGTTTACAAATTGACATGTTTTTCTTTTTTAGCTTTGATTAATTTTTCAATATTTTCTATGTCTTTTTTTGACACGATTTCGCTTATTAAAGTATTTTTTTCTTGTTGGCTACCTAAAGTATAAACGTAAACTAATCGTCTTACTTCTTTTTCTGTTTTGGCTGTTTTTTTTAAGATTTTGCCGTTTACTTCGAAATCAATACTATACATTTATTTGATTTATTAATCAAAAGTACTATCTTTACTTAAACTTTATTTATGAATTTTATATTATTTTCAGAAGCTAATAAAGAAAAAAGACATTCACTTTCTAAACTTGGATTTAATGTAAATTACATAAGAAAGTCTGTAAAAGGTAAGCGTATAATGTATTCAGATATTGTAAATGAAATAGATAGCATTATAGTAATGATTTACGGACACGATAACGGAGTTTATTATGATATTTGTTTCTGTCCTTTTTTAAAGAAAGAAACGCTATTTAAAAATATATGGATATATCGAAATAACGTATATCCTACAAAGTTAGTTAAAGTAATGGCTTGTAAAGAAAAGAAAGATGCTTTAATTCAAAGATTGCAAATGATTAAAATGATACTTAGCAACAATTCTTAGATATTAAGTTAGTTCCATCTTTATATAAATCTACTCTGCCTGTATATACTTGTAAATCTAATTCAGAAGTTTGTAGCGTATCGGTTGCGTTATATCCTACAGCGTTAATAGTTACGTTATCATGCATAAATATACTCTCTAATATAGTTTCAAATGTATCTGATAAATAAGGATGCAATCTAAATTCATATAAAGACTGTGTGTTTTTATAGATACTAACTTTCTTTCCTGAAGCCGTTACATTTTCCACGTTATCTAATAACTCGTTTTGGCTTTTAATCAATACACCACTTAAAAGTAATTCGTTTGTAAATGGCAATCCTGAATAGTCTATTTCACCTAAATTACAAGTGTTAGTCCATTTAACTGAATATAACTTACCGTTTATACAATCGTCTTTGTCACCTACTTTATACCAACGTGAAGTAAGTGTATTATCATCCGAATCGGTAATAATAAACCTAAACACATCTGGGTATTGGTCTGCCAAATCAAACAAAATAACGTTATCATTTCTAATGTCTGTATAGTAAACATAGTTATAATCGAACGGTGTTATGTTACCGTTGCAATCCTCAACATCTAAAGAAACAACCTCAATAAGTTCATCGGCGGTAAATCTTTCTAAACTAAAACCGCTTTCTATATCTTCAGGGTCTGCTAATAATAATTCTATTGTGTGCGTTCCTGTTAATGTCGGTGTGTATTCAATCTCTATAATACCACCTAATCCTACTGTTGGCGTGTAAACTGTTGGCGTATCTATACCGTTATCTATTGTAATTGTCAATCCAAATGTAGAACTAACAGAATTGTAATAAAACTTTAAAAGTGTTAATTGTGCGTTGTTTAGTGTTTCTTCAAACTGAAATATTATATCTGTACCTGCTGACAAGAAGTGATAATAGTTAATAGCGTTTTCGTTCCAATAAAAGTATTTACCTATATTAGTTGATGGTGTTACCGTGTTTATTGAATCTACAAAAGCAAAGTTATTTAAGTATGAGCCTGTTGGCATATTTGCAATAGTAAATGTTGTACTTGTTAAACTTGATGTTGTTCCCTCGTTTACGTCAACTAAATCAATTAGCATCTGTCTAAAGTTCAATCTTGAATCTAAGTCCGTACCTGCCAATTGAACCTTAACAAAATAAACGTTATCTACTTGCACATAATCAAAACCTGTACTCGGTACAACATCAACCGCCCATGTTATTACATAAACATTTGCGTTAATGTATAATTGAAATTGATTTCCTATTGGTGCTTGTTCCAAATCAAACTCCAAATCTGTACTTGTAATTAAATCAAACGGATTTGTATCGAATGTATTATCTACAATGTTTGTAGTGTCTAATATTACCTGAAATGAATTGCCACTTGCACCCTCTGCATTCTGTGTTTTATACAACACATCACAGAAACCGCAACCATCATTTTCAGGTTCACCTTGCATCCATTGGTACTTAGGAAATCTCATATCTTTTTATTTAGCATCCGCAAAGCGAATAGTTACCCATTAGTTTTAAATTCGACAATCTGTTATGTCTGTACGTTAATTCTCTTATCCAATATCTTTTACCTGTAATATCTATGTAACCGTTTTTATTTTCTTTTGCCGTTTGGTAATCGGAGAAACATAAAGGATATTCAAAGTCTAAAACAAACGGCTTACTATCTTGGTTATTTTCGTTTATACTTACACAATTTCCATCTGTTAACATTTCAAAAGAAATTTCAGATGCTATATAACCATATAATAACATACCTATTGGTGTTGTAGTTAAATAAAGTGCAACTATAGCACATTCACCTGCATTAATTGTTATAACACCTGTTTCAATTTCTAATGATTGTGGTGTAAAAAATCCATCTGTTGATGTAATTGTTTTCTCAAAGTATGTTGAAATAGTTGTAAATGTATCATCTGTATATATTATTATCTGTATTTGTGCATCAGCAGTAGTAACTGTACCATTACTAAATATTTTATTTACAGCAGCACGTAAATTATAATCACCAGTTACAGGTGATTTAAAATATCTTATAGGGTCACTACTTGGTACACCAGTTACTGGAAACATTATATTAGGCGGTAGATTATAACTCGGTGTTCCGCTATAATAATCAGTTACAATACTATCATCATAAACAATAACATCAAATTCAATAGGTGTTCCAAGTATTTTACTAATTAATTTTTCTGTTTTTTGAATTAAGAAACCATTTGCGGGATATCTACTTACCGCTATACAATTTGCAAAATAGTTAATAAAATTCTGCAATACACTTGAATTAATTAAACTAATATTATAAACATATTCAGTATCTATTAAATCTCTTTTTACAACATTGCTAACACCTGAAACCTCGTAATTAAACAAAAATATAGCATCGTCATTTGTATAGTCAACCCCACCTGCATTTATAGCTTCATAAATAACATTACTTGAAATAATGTAATCACTTACCAAATCTAAGTTATTATCCTTTCTGCCTGTGCAAGTTCCGCAAGATGTGTACTTACTGTCTATCCATCCGTCTTGTCTATTCTCGTTATAAAACTCATTAGCTGGGTCTTCAGTTTCAAATGTATTACTACCAATGCTTATTAAATTAAAGTCACGTTCTATGTCATAAGTCTGTATAGCACCTTGCGGAATCTCATTAATATTAAATAGCGGAATGGTATTTGAAAAGAAATAAGGTAACTGTTCAATTCTTAAATACGGTCTGTTTGCCACATCGTATTCAATACCTATAAATATATTCAACTTCTTTCGTAATTCGGCAAATAAGTCTTGCATTGTTAATTCAGGGTATAAATCTCTTTCACTAAATGCAAAGTTATGCATATTAAATCCTGTTGTAATTGCATACTTGTTTGATGTAAGATAGTTTGATACTACATACATTTCATTGTTTGTAAAATAACCTATCATTTGATTAAATACATCCAATACATCAAAAGCAAAAATGGTTATTTCATCAGCCTGTAAATTAGTATTGTGTACTTTGTTAAATATAAAATCTTTTCTGCTTAATGGCAATTCATTACATCCTATTGTTTTTGTTGCACCTAAAAAAACATCAACATCCAAATAGTCACGAATAAAGGCACTAAACGAGTTATCTTTTATTTTTGTTTTGCCTATGTTTTTACTTAAGTCTAATTCGCATAATGTCACAGGAATAACTCCATTGTAAAACAATCCTGTTTCATCATCTTCAATCCTAAATTCAATTTCATTACATCTATCTGTAGCTATCTTGTTGCAAATGTAACTATAAGCACCGCCACAAAATTGTAAATCCATTTCGGTTTTATCTCTTAGTATTTGTTCATCTGAACTAAACCCATCTTCACGAATTATACTAAACTGTGCAACATCATTAATATTTATGATGTCTTTTTCGTTTTGCTCTATTCCATCGAAATACACCCTAAACATAAATTGACTTATTATTTAACTTATTGCTAATTTCTTTTAGTATCTGATTGCCGTTTGCATCTACTTTATAACCTTGTTTTAAATAGCTTGATATGGTAGCTAAATTTTCGTATAAACGTAAATCATTGCTTTGTGTTTTAAGTTTCTTATTTGCGCTTAGAATAGGATTAAATCGTAAATTGTTAATATCATCTAACATTTTTACACCGTATTTCTTTGTAGCCTGTGATTTTACCACAAATTCATCACCTTCAACCTCAATAGGTACACCGCCTTGTTCATGCTTTGCGCCTTTGATTAATCCTAAACGTTTAGCTACCGACCCACCTTCCCTAAATTTGGGAAGTGGTGCTGCTGCAATTAATGCTACCTGTGCAATACCAAACGCACCCGCAACACCTGCTAATACACCAGCAACAATTGGTGCTGCTACACCGCCAATTTGCATACCTGCAATGTAAGCCGACAACACCGCAACAGGTATTTGAGCCGTTGCATTAGCAATATCAATTGCACGTTTTTTCCTTGCAGCTTCATTTTTAATTTCTGCTGATTTCTTTTCATATTCTTTTTCTGTAATAATACCCTTATCTCTTTTTTCTTCTAATGCTGTTAACTCATTACTTGCTCTTATTTGTATTGCTTGTTCTGCAATATTTGAAATTTGAACTCCATAAGAATTTATATCTTCTATTATTTTCTTTGCACCTTCCGCTCTGCTTAATTGCGTTGCTTTATCTCCAAAATAGGTATCCCAAAATGAAGGTTGACTTTTAGACTTTCCGCCACCAGCTATTTTTGGTACGTTTGGCGTTGCTCTTGATGGATTAACCAATGCATCAAAATCCGCTTTAGTAGTTTCAAGTTCTAATTTAAGTTTTTTAAGTTGGTCTAAAAGGTATAGTATTTGTGGATTCTCGTTTGGATTACCACCACTTGCTAATTCACCTGTATATAAAGACTCTAATAATTCCTGTGTTTCTTTTATTTTAGCATCTAATACATCAAATCCATTTGTAACTCCTAACTCTACATTTAAAGTTACAGGATTGTTTTGCAATTCAGTTTCTGCCTTACTTTTTATTTCTTTTGCTATTTTAGTACCAGATTCTTTTGTTTTTTCTTCATCTACTAATTTAGATATGTCAATTCTATTTAAACGGCTTTTAACTGCAATTTCAGCACCGTCTTTTATGTTCTTTACAACCGTTCCGCCAAACTCTTTGTAGTTATCAAATATCTTTCCTAATCCGCTTTTTAATATGCTTAGTGCTTTTGTAGGGTGTAATATAGCCTGACCTATTGAACTGAATATTGTAAATATTGCTTTTCCGTTTACTATTACTAATTGTGCTAATGTCTTAAATGATACTCCAATTCCCACAATAACCGTTCTAAGTGTTAGACTCTCATTGTAGGTGTCTATGAATGAATTTAATAAATTTCCTATTCCGTTCTTAACAAAGGAAATAACGTTATCTTTTAACTTTGTGAACCTGTCACCTAAGCCATTTAATGTCGGAAATAATTGAACTGCAAAAGACTTTAACTTATCAAAGTTAGCTACTAAAGTACCAATAGCAATAACCAATAATCCTATACCTGTTGATGCTAAAGCTATTTTAAAAACTTTCATAACGCCTGTACTTTGACCGACAACCATATTATATAATGCTGTTGCCTTTGTTGCAGCTTGTTTTACGATTGAATCCTCACGTGTCAACTCATTACCTATTTGTTGAATAGATTGAGTAACTGCCATTATTCCGTTTAGCTTTAACAACCCTTCAGATAAAGCCTTGTTTTCTTTTCCTAATAAAGCCTGAACACCTGTTACCAATTGAAAGCCATTAGCCATTAAAGTAGCACCACGCACCACGTTATCTATTCCACGTGTATCACTACCTAATGCTTTAATTTCCTGATTAATATCACCTATTTGGTCGGATAAGTCACCCGCTTTTCGCTTTGTAGCTTCAAACTGTTTTTCAATGTCTTTAAAAGTTTGTGTATTTTGTTTACCCTCACTTTTTAAAGTAGCTAATACAACTGCAAGTCCTGTTGCCTCTTCTTTGTAGGCTCTTAATTTAGCCTTAGAACTTTCAAATGCAGTAGCACCCGCTTCACTTGCAATCTTTACAGCCTCTAATTCTTTTGTAAGTCTTTGTACGTCTTTTGGGTCTGTGGCTTCAGTGATAGCCTTTTCCATTTTATTAATAGAAACCGTTGTACTATCAACCGCTTTAGAGCTTTGCGACATTTCAACTTTAAATTGAGAAAGTCCCTCAACTTTTAGCTTTGCAATTATATCATTATCATTAGCCATTAACCAACAAATTTAACAATATGCCGTATTTATTCTTTATGAATATTAATAAAAAAGCGGGTACTAATGTACCCACTCCAAGTATAAATAAGACAATAAAAAAACATAAAACCCTATGCAATATTAGTAATTAATTTTGATAATGTCAACTTTTACTATCTTTTTCTTTTTGTGAATAAAATTCGTTTAGATATTGGTAGTAATCCTCAATGCATAATGCGTTTAAATAATCCTTACTAAACGTGTAATGCCTACACAATACCATTTCTAATTCGTTTTGGGTTCTACGATACTTGTAAGGCTCAAGTCCTTTACTATCTCCTGTATCGCCGTTTGTGCTAAAGCAAAGTGGATACAGTTTTGAAAGGTGACTTTGTAAATATCCGTATAGTCGTTCAATTTCTGAAAAAAAAAATTCCTGAAATAAGGATATTCGTTTAAGTAGTGGCGTTTAAGTTCTAATGTTTCATCTGATTTCTCAAAGATATTTTCATTCTCAAAAAAGAAAAACAAGTCAAACAATGATACCATTATAGCTTCGTTTGTGTTGTCGTATTCCTTTCGGGTTGTTTCTATCTGCTCAATTAGCTTTATCTGATCATCACACTTTTTATCTAACTCACTTGTTTTGCCTCTGCTTTTAGATAGTATCTTTATTTCGTAGGCGTTCTCTTTAATCATTTTGTGACCAGCTTCCATAGTTGTTTTACTGACGCCTAAGTGTGCAATATAGTTGCTGTTTTCCTGAATAGAAATTAGCTTAGTGTTCGGTAGCTTTGCAAAGAAGTCTTCTTTTACCTGGTATAGCTTTTTGCCGTTCGGAAATGTAAAAATGTGATTTCCGTATTTCTTTGGCTTCTTTTTGAATAAATTAAATCGCATAACTTTCTATTTCGTTGTAATAAAAACATATAAATTTGTCACCAAAAGAAACCAACATACTTTCTTTATAAAGTTCCTCAACCTTATAAACTTTGTTTTTAATTATAACCTTACTTCCTACTGTTGGCAACATAATGCAAATTTACTATTTTTTACTGTAATATTGTAAATAGCTTTGCCATTGTTCAAAATTTAATACACAATCGCAAAAGTATCTAAACGTATCTACTATGTGGAAAGTGCTATCACCATCTTTTTCATATTTCTTTTTAGCTTCATTTAAACTACCGTTATTATCAGCATAAGCAATATTTAAACCATTGCATAATAATTTAGCAGAACGGTAAATTGTAAAGTCGGTATTATAAAGCAATCCATTAGATAACTCACGACTTAAAATGTGTGTAGGGTTCTGTTTCCTTATTTTAATCTGACTGTCACCTAAACTCAATAACTGTTTTATCTTACTATAAAAACCTTTATTTGAAACGTTATCGGCTGTTTTATTTTTTCCTGTTGCATCGCCTGTAACAATGATGTAAGCTGGAACTAATAATCCGCTATCATAGTATTTTTCTTTAAACTTATGGCAAACCGCTTCTAATGGACTTAATCCGCTTATGGTGTTTTCATCTGCTAATATCAAATCAAATATAGCTATTCTTTTACCGTCAACTTGTCCGATTAACAAGGTAGTCGGATTATTGTTAAAGTCAAAAGAAAGGATTATTTGTGTGTTTTCTGCTAATTGGTAGCGTTCATCTGTGTAGTGCAAATCTTCATTAAATGCATAAAAGAATGGATTTTCTATTTTTTCCACACCCCATAAGCCTTTAATATCAACCAACATCCTATTGGTGTTGCCTTGTGCGTTTTGCAATAGAGTTGCATAATACATATCCTTATCAATAAACTCATTGTTTTGGAATGTAGAATGATTAAGGTATGCGCTGTCTTTAAAACTATCATTTAGTTCATAGCCATCCGTTTCACTAAAGAAGTATGAACGCAACCAATGCGACTCACTAACTGGATTAAAACTTATTATAAATTGGTGGCGTGTTGTTAATGGTGTTCTAAGCAATGCGTTTAAAGTTAGGAAATCTTCTTTAGTACCCTTTGTTATTTCATCCCACCAAATAACTGTCGGGTCTGAAATACCTTTTGTCTTTTCGGCATCATCCATTCCAATAGGTGTAAAACGTGAGCCTGTAACATTGTTTACTATTCTATAATCGCCATCATAAAAAGTAAAGTATTTACTTAATCCTGTCTGTGATGCTATCTTTTTAAATTCGGCATACTGCTGTATTTTGATATGCCTAAACTCTTTGTTAACGTATAAGATATGATTGTATTCTGATTCAAAAGAGCGTAAAAGTAGCTTTAATACAATATGATGTGTTTTACCACTTCCCCGACTACCATAAGCTATTATATACCTTTTATCAGATAACAGTAGTTCTTTGAAGTGTGAACTGTATTTTGTAGGCTTAAGTATAATTTCCACATTACTCTATTGTAACTTTGTTTTCGGTTACGGTTACATCGTTTCTAATTTCTTGACGGCTTCCGTTTAATCGGTGCGCTTCCTCATCTGTGCTAATTATCTTCATTAAAGCTATCTGTAAAGCGGGTGCATCTGACTTATACCATTTAGAACGCATTGCAGATTTAACTTCAACTCTATTTTTATCTAACATTTCCTTTATAGTGTTACTTTCGTTACTTTCAATAGGGAAATATTCATAAAATGTTTTCTTTGAGATAGGCAATAAAGAAGTAATATCTTCTACAAAAAACAACTTATTTTTTTCAATTAGTTCTTTTGCCTGTTCAAATATTTTCTTTTTATCGTATGCCATTTTAATTAATTAGAGCGAGGATTTCGGTGTAACCGCCATCTCAATACTGGTAGTACTCCCATAACTTAGCCTGTTTATTTTCCTAATTTTTTCAACTCTGCCTTTAATCTTCTTGTTTATGATATTCGCTTCAATCGCCCCAACTTGTCTATATGTTTCATTAGTAATATCTAAATAAGTTGTTTTAGTTCCTTTTGTGATAATCTTTATGCCGTGTGTTAATGTTTCTGTCATTAGCTTAAAGGTTGACAAATTATATCCATCTGTGATTCATATAAACCATGATTAGCATAAATATTATGGTAAATATATCCTGCCGTATCTAACCATTCATAAATGTCCTCACGTTTTATTCCTTGTCTGTTTAGTGTCATTTCGTTTATTTCAATTAACATTTTAGGCTTAAACTTTTGTATTGTATGTTGACCGCCTTTTAAAACTTCAAGTTCATATCCTTCACAGTCTATTTTTATGAAGTCTAATTTACTAAAATTTTTTGAGATTGTATCTAATTTTGTTATCCTAACTTCATTTCCCTCTTTTATAAAGTTCATTCCATCATTAGTTTCTACAATTTCCATTGATATATAATCTTCACTATTGCCTAAAGCGTAATTAAATGCTTTTACGTTTTTGTAATCCTTTAAATTAAATTCTAAACATTCAAAGGCTTTAATGTATGGTTCAAATGCATAAACTATTCCATTTTCACCTACTTTATTTAAGTAAGCAATAGTATGGTCGCCTATAAACCCTCCTATATCCAAAACAATACCGTTAATAGGAATATGACTCAAAACAATAGGCAACATATTTCTATCGTGGTCAAGCCTTCCCGATTGCTCTACAAATTTACAGATGCAATTATCTGTTTCAAGTATTGCAATTTCTTTGCCGTTTCTGCCTTTAATTATTTTCATATTAAGTAACTTTCTAATTCTGTTTTTATTTCTTGAGTTATACCACCCCATGACCATTTTTGAACTGATTTATTTTCAGGTATATAATCTGGAGTTCCGTTTGTAATATCTATTATTTCATAGCTTTCAGGTTGCATTTTTTCAGCATAAAACCCTAATGCGTTAAACTCACTAAATTGTCTGTACGGTTGCGACATTATATAATTCTCTAAATCAGGAAATGAATCATTTATCATTTCTAAAGTAGAACGGTTAAATAACTGAGGGGCACGGCGCATATACTCGAAGTCAATATTTTCCTTAAATAGCTTTTCAGTTGGTTTTTTCCAGCATATTGCACCGCCTACCGAATTATAGTTAGCCTTTAAGATAACTGGCTTATTGTTGTGGAAATAATCTCTTACATCTGCATTATGCTTGAATATAACGTCACTATCTACATAAAGAATATAATCGCCTTTGCAATACAAGTGTGCGTTTAGTTTAGTTACCTGTTGGAAAAGATAATCATCTTTTTGAATTTTACAAGTATATACTTTCTCTTCTGTAAGGTGTGAAAGTAAAGGTTCTTGACCGATAGGTATTACTATAATTATCTCACTCCATCCAATTAGGTTTTTGTGAATACTTTCGAGGCAGTACCTTAACCACTTTATATCCCTACTATATGTTCTTATAAAAATGCTTATCATCTCCAGTTAACGTTTGTTGCTATTTTTGATATTGTTGTTTTATGTACGCCATATCTTTTTGCTAAATCAATTTGTTTATGTTTTCCACTTCTTATTTCTTCAATCTGATATTGTGACAATTTAGATTTATAATGGTTTTCATGTTTAGGCATCTTAATCAATCCTATATTATGCGCATGTTTTATATTTTCAGATTGCGTTACCCATTCTAAGTTTTCTAAACGATTATCTGTTTTAATTCCATTTATATGATTTATCTGTAATTTATTAAGTGTATTTTGTGTAAATGATTCAGCTACCAATCTATGTACTGAATAATTAAAATATTTTGCATTTTTACATAAAACTACCTGATAATAACCTTTAGTTGTTTTTCTATTCTTAAGCATTCTTTCTTTTTTAGTTATTGTTTTTAACCCATGTACAATTAACCTATTAATTCCTTTTACCCTACCAAAATTACTAACTTGATAATAGCCTTCATATCCAACTATATCTTTCCAAATTTCCATTAATAATAAACAATTTTAGACTTAATCAATTTATGTGAGTTTCTGCTATCATTCAGTACATCACCACTCAAACCTAATTCCATAGCAAATATCTTTCCTGTCTTTCGCCATTTCTCGTTATTGTACTGTATTTGATGTTTTTTATGATACATATTCGACTTTTTAGGACTTAGTAAGGTAAACTCATGCTTTATTGCTATTAACGGCAAAAAGTAATCCCAATGACATTGACCAATAACCAGCCTACTTTTAGGAATCCAATACGAAAACTCTTTTGTAATATAAAAAGCATCAAATCCACTTTCAAACTTTATTGATATGTTGTGATTTTTTGAATAATCATTTCGGTTGAATATCTCTATTGTTTTTTCTTTTTCTTCAATCTGTAAAGGTTCTAAAATTTCAATATCAGAATTTATAATTAATGCAGAACCATGTTTTTTAATGTAATCAGTAAAAGCGTTTAACCTTACATAGTCTTTACCAAATTCATTTCCGATTAAATCCGTTTCTATAAACTCTATATTAAAATGCCTTTTTAAGTTTTCAATATCTGCTTTGCTATTAATTGACTTTACATTATATCCTAAACTTAACCATGAAGATACTGCCAACTTCTGATTTTCAATATTTGTAGGCGATAATGTAGTAAGTATTAACTGCATATCAAATCAATTTCAAACCATGCATTATCACGTCTTCGACATTCTGCTTGTATTCCATGTCTTAAAAACATCATTTTTTGTTTTATTGTAAGGCTTCGTGCTGAATAGTAGTTAAGTATTTTTTTGTTAACACTTTGTTTTACAGCCTTAATTAGTGGTTTTATCTGGTCTGTATTCATAGTCAAATATAGTTATTTTTATTTAAAAAGTAAAATACAACTTATTTTATTACTGTTATTTAGAATGGTTCTAAATAAAGTGTACACTATACAGATAGTCTATTACTTTTTAAAATTATTGCCTTAAATCCAGCTTCATTTAATTCATTTATTCTATATTCTTGCAATTTACTCACAACTCCAATAGATGTTTTAACTTCAATAAATAACGGTATTTCATCTTTTTTCAAACACAATAAATCAGGAATACCATTTTTATTCGTTTTAATAAGTTTAATCACATACCACCCATCAATCGTATATTTATCAATTATTTTTTTTTGGTATTGTTGCTCAGTCATTATAAGTCTTTTTAAATACGTTTAGAGTAAAATCTTTTTTATTAGATACAGATTTATATATCTTATTTTCAATGCCATTCTTAGCGAATATCCAGTAAAGTGTATTTAAAGGTCTGTCAATAGCAGACATACGGTCACGAAATTGAAAATAAGTAACGGCTGAAAAATCAATATTATAAGCTACTATATACTTTGCTTTTGCTAATGAAATTCCCTCCCTCCCCGAAACAAACTGTAAAGCTATATTTTTATCAGTAGTATTAAATTCATCTAAATCATTGGTTAAATTTTCACCAAAGCACATTTTCAATAAGTCGTATTCAGCCTTGAATTTATAAAAAATGGCTATTTTACTATCTTTAAATTTATCTTTTATAAACCATCCTTTAGTATAGTCTAAAATCTTAGTATTTCCGCTTTCAAATTTAACCGTTCCTGAATACATCTGATGTATTTTAGACATTTCCTTAACGCCTGTATCTGCCAATACAACTTCATTTTTACCTTCAAGAACTTTATCTTTTCTAAGTCTTTTTATTAAATCATAAGTGGTGTCCAGCATTTCACAGTATAGTATATTTTCATTTACGGATGTTTCAAACCCGGCATCTGTTTGAGTAAAAGATATAAAATACTTATCAATTACAGACTTTATCATTTCATACTTTGCAGCAGAATAATCATTAACTTTTGCAAAGCCTAAATACTTTTGTGTTACAATTACATAATCGTTTGCCCATTTATAGAAATTAATATAATTCCTAAATGGAGAATAGTTACTAATCCAAAACTGATGAAATATCTGTGAGTATGATTCAGGATGTGGAGTGCCTGACAAAAATATCATTGGTAAATTTGAATATCTTTGCTTTAGTAATTTAGTTACTTTATTAGGCTTCGGAAAAGCACCGTTTCTGTGGTGTTCATCACTTATTAATAAATCAAAGGTATCATTTATAAGATGTACCGATTCATTATTAATGATAGTTAAATTGAATGAATATCCAAAGTTATCATAATCGTTTTGTATTGATGAAATAGCCTTTTTCTTTGTTAAAAATAGAACGTTTTTAGCACCGTATAACTTAGCTGTTTCAAGTGCCGTTAATGTCTTTCCAGTACGAACTTCCATAGCAAGGTAAACAATGTGATAATCAATCAACTTAAAGTGTGCATCTATTGCTATACGTTGCTGATATTCTCTTAATTTAAAAGATTGTAAACTCTTCATTTGTACTGTCTTTAGATATGTTTATCCAACGCCCTGAAATATCCTTGCCTTGTTCTGATTTATAATTATAGTTCTTTGTATATATTTCCATCCATTGCCAAAAACGTTTATTTGATAGCCATTTTTTAAAGTCAGGATATTCGTCAATAAACTTTTGAAAAATAGAACTTTTATAAATTCGAGTATTAAATTCAATGTTATCTGATTCGTTAACAAATTCATAAAATTCAAACGATGTTTCTTTAATAAATTTCCTTGTTTCAAGATTCTGAAATTCGTGTTTTACTAATCCATTCTGTAAATATGATTGAAGACAATAAATCATATAATTATAGAACCGTAACCATTCTATATTATCCCATTCATCAAATAACATTCTACCAAATTCATTCAATGGTGTATATTTAGAACTAAAATAGCTACTAAATTCAAGTTCCCATTTACGCCTTTCATACGAACCGCCAACCCCACCAATGGTGTAATTAGTTGTAATAATTATTTTAGGTGATTTTGAAACAGGTACTTTGATTGCATCTTTATTCTTTTTTTCAAGTGTAATCCCTTCTGTAATTACACTAAATAGATTTTCAAATTTAAAGTTCTTATTTACATCATCAAAAACAAGTATTTGAGTATCTGCAGAAACTGTTTGATAAGGGAACGTTTTGTCAAATGAAAATGATTTACCGTTTATATCAGCAACTCTTTTTACTTTGCTTAATGCGTTCCAAAATATACCTTTACCTGAACCTCCGTTTGGATTCTCGGATATTGTTTCATCATTCAGTATTATAGCCTTATTATTAGCACTTGTTTTAAAAGAGTGCATAAGATATCCGATTGTAGTTTCAAGTGATTGTGAACGTTGTATATCGTTATTAGATACCAATAGAATAAACTTTTTAAAATCACATTCTAAATCTTTAGTTTGTTTAAATTCAAAATCAATTATATGCTTTTTCCAAACAAATCCATCCAAATCAATATAGTCTATTAGCTCACATTTTTTGTCAGTTACTTTTACTGCACAATTTGAAAAGTATATGTATCCAGTATCAATGGTATCATCCTTAAAATGTACGTCAATATTATCCAATAGGTTTAAATAATCTTCTTTAAAGAATTTACTATTAGATGCTAAAAATTCATAAACTTTAAATTCTGATACTTTTAAAAGTTCGTTTAATACAAAGTCTTTTAATTTTTCCTCTGATGTATTGTCGATTAGATTATTTTCAACTCTGATAAATATAAATCCATCTGCTCCATCAGGATAAAATTTATAAAATCCGTTTGATTCCAACCATCTCTTATAAGAATAGCTATCAATTATTACTGCACCCTTTTTAGAGTAATGCCAAAAATCATTAATGGTAACTGTTTCCTTTATTTCATCAAAAGACTTTTTCTCTATTTGTGGAACTGCTTTTTTTATTTCATCTAAAGTTTTACCTACCTTAATTTCCTTCTTTACAAAATCCAAAGACTCTTTATCTTCAAAGTATTTCATTCCAAAGTTCCCAGCACATTTAGAATATGCAGAACTGATAGTGCGTTCTATTTCTGATTGTGTAAAGTCTTGCTGTTGAAATTGTAAACAGAAACGATTTGTTTCTACTTTAGAAATTCCATAATCTGACAATGCAGATGCTAAAATAAAAAGACTTGCATTCCTTTTCCCAGCATCAAATGAATGATTTTTTTCAAACCATTTATAAATACGTTTTATTATCTCATTCTCATTTGTAAGTTTTATTGTAGGTTGTTTATCTACATAGCTATATGTTTGATATTCCTTTTTTGTTAGCCATATCTCTGATTTTTTGTTTACATAAATATCGGCATCATAAGATTCAAAACATATTCTGCTTATATTTTTTGATGTTACATCAAAATGGTTATTATTATAGTATTCACAAAGGCTATCAAAATAAAGTTTATGATTTTCAATTTCATTAGGTATCTTAACAAGTAATTTAAAACCGTTTCCTGATGGACTTATAAAAATACAAAATGAATACTTATCTTTTTTGTAGATTGCTAAATCTTTTAAAAGTTCATCATTTGTATTATAATTGTCAAAGTCGAGGCAAATTATACCACTATGCTCTAATATTGCAGAATCGGCACGTCTAGAAAATTTACCACTAAAACAGATTGCAGGTAATTGTGATTTAAGTAAATTCCTTTTTTCTTTATCTGTTTCTTTCCTTATTTTAGCAACTAAATCCTTTGAAGTTCCTGACTTAATTCTATTGATAATAAAATCAATTTCACGATAAAACGGTGTGTTTGTTTTTGATAAATCCTTAAAAATTGTAGCTATCATATTTAACTTTTTTGGTAGACTTATTATAAAAAAAAGATGCAGGATGGAAGTCTAACCACTTGCGACCGTATGCCTACAGTACCTGCGTTTACAAAGATAAGTAAAATTATTTAATTAAACAAGATTATTTTTAATATTCCGCTTTATTCCGCTTTGTGATTTTCAAACTATCAATGTTTATTGGTATCATGGCACATGGACAGCTTTAAAACCGTTTTTTGAGCAAAAATAAAAAAAACACGATTTCAAAAATTTATTTATTTCTCAGTAGGCATTTATTTTTTTAATGTGCCATGTATATATATTATTGATTTAGTTGTTTAAATGTTTGGTTATGAGCATATAAAACAAAAAACCGTTCATTATAGAACGGTTTATACTAAAAAACAAAGCGGAATAATTTCAAAACGGACATTTTATTTTATCAATTCTTTTATTTTCGCTTTCTATTATCTTTGGCAATTCACGTTCTATTTTTTCTCTTATAGCATTTCTAATAAACGTTGTAGCTTCATTTGTGCGTACATTTTGGAGTGTTAGCGATTAGTTACTTGCAAGTGGGCGGACGTGTTCCATATTAAGCATTCGTTTCAAAACTTTTTAAAAAATTAGCCCCACCCGCTTCGGTTTTTTCAAAACCGTTTTGTTTAGAAAGCCATTGCTCATAAATTTCATCTGCTATCCTTGCAGTCATTATCGGTGGCACACTCATTCCAACCAAATAAACCACTTTGTTTGTTTTAAAATCATAGTCCATCGGATAGCTTCCACCCTTTTTTATTGCATCATCTGAAATATGTTGCGGTGTTTCAAAATCTATAAATTTACCATTGGCGGTTATTGTATTTAAGCTGCTGTTATGTTTTACCAGTATTGCATTAAAATCAGATAACAAACCGCGTTCCCTTGCATTTATATCACCCAAATTTGTATCACTATCTATTTTTTTGTTCCATAGCATTTGTTGGTGTTCTGTCAATGGTTTTCCTAATTTATCAGCAAATTCACCATAAAAAATTTCGGGTTCTTTAAATGTCAATTCTAATTTTGGAACAACAGTAAACATATCGGCATTATACAAAAATGGTTCAGCCAAATCTTTTCTCATTGCAACAAAAAATACTCTTTCCCTGCGTTGTGGCACACCCATTTTTGAAGCATCCAATAGCCAATGTTGGCAATAATAACCAGCCAAATCAAATTCCCTATAAATCTGCCTTACATATTGCTTTGCTTCACCTAATAACAATCCTTTTACATTTTCAGCTACTACTACTTTTGGTTGCAGTTTTTTAGCCAAATCAATAAAATCAAAAAACAAAGTGTCCAATACTTGTTCAGCTTGTCCCTCCCTAAATACTTTGTCTTTGCCCCAATCCTTTTCCCTATTTCCAGCCATTGAAAAACTACTACAAGGTGGCGAACCATCCAAAATATCTAAATTGTAAAGTTCATCAGGCAAATCAGTTCTTAATTTAAAGGTTTGTATTGGCTCTAAATAAGCATATTTTGGGTTGTGGTTAGCTTTATATGCTTCAATCATTTTAGGGTCAATCTCATTGCATCCTAATACATCAAAACCAGCTAATTTATAACCCATAGTTGAGCCACCACCACAAGCAAAGCAACTAAATACTTTGCCCTTGTCTTTTGTAAATACTGCATCTTTTAATTTCCAGTTGTAATTGTAAGTTTTTTTTGCCATCGCTTCGCTAATTTTTTAAAAAGTTTTGTTTAGTGTTTCAATTAAAGTTTTGTGCTGAAAATCCCACCAGCAAGTAACAAGGCATTGGCAAAAGCGGCAGACAGTTCCTGCATAATTCAAGGGGTTTCCAAGCCGCCTTCGCCAATGCCCAATCGTTAGCAGTAATACTAACCTTCGTTCTTCCAAATAATAGATTTGTACTTTCCTTCAATTGCGTGATGCAAAGAGTTTGATACTTCCATCTTATTTCCAAGTGCTTCATTTACACATTCAGCAGCAAATCTTTTCGCTACATCTTCTGCGTACATTTGCATTAAATCTTCTGTACTGTAACCTTGTTCATATCTTTCCATGAACTCTTTTGCTGTTTTTAATTGATAAATTCTCATTTTATTTATATTTAATTATTAATAATCCGTACTACTGCTAACAGCACCTATGCGAAATTTTTTAACCTCGCTTAGTACTATATCCAAAGCCTCTATCAGTTTTTTAGGTTCGTGAATCATATTTTCTCTTTTACCTAATCTCCATTCCTGATGGTATTCAAGTATTTCTATTGCTGTTTGTAATTCCATTTTCGTTTATTTAATCGGTTAAAAAACCATCGCCAATCTGCAAACCGTTATAAAGTCAAAGAATTAATTTTACTTTCATAATGGTGGATGAAATGTTTAGCTTCTTTTGTCTCTTTTAAAATAGTCATTGCCATTGCGTGCATCCTATGGATATACTCTTTAATTTCATCTACATTTGTGGAAATTTTGTAGCCATAAACTCCAGAAATCAACAACCATCCTTCTTTTGCGTTTTTAAGGTTTTCGGATTTTATTGACTGTGCAATTTTACGAACCGTCCTAACCCTTACGTTTAAATGTTGCGCCATATCTTCCATAGAAACAGCACCTTTTTTTAGTTTTTTTAGAAATTCTTTTTTCATGTTGTTTTGTTTAGTTTATTTAAAAATCTTTCGTATCTCTTAATCTTTTTAGACCGCAACCTCATTTCTTCAATAGTTCCACATTTGGGAACGGATATGTTTACTATTCCGTTATTTGTGCGTATTTTTACTATATCCATTAGTCAAGTTTATCCTTTACATTATTGATAATTCTTTCCATATGGTGTAAGTAGTAATCTTCAAAGGTTTTAAAGCCTTTGTTATCTTGTTCAAACCAAACATATAAAAAGTTCCTTAACCTTTTGCTCGGAGTTTTGGAACTATCGTATAGGTCGTTTTTAGCCTTATCTATCTCGTTTAGTTGTTCGTCTGTTAACTTA